TTTCAATCTTTGATATTAATTTATTGTTAATATTAGATATTCTTATATTAGAAATTAAAAAATCAAAATATTCAAATAAAGTATGAACAACAAAATCAATATTGTTAATACAAGAAGTAGAAAAATATTCTTCAAAAGAAAGTCCAGAGATATACTCCATATCAAAATAATATAAAGACTCAAAATTTGAATTATAAATTTTTGGAGTATTTATATTTTTTAATATAAAATTTGAAAATAATTTTTGCTTCTCAATTTGAGATGATAATCTGGAATTATACTCCATCGAAGATGAATATTTCCTCAAACTTAAGTTATCTAATAATTCAAGTTTACATCCAGATAATCCAGATTTTAAATTACTCATGTATGATACTTTGAATTATCTTTTGCAAGATGTACAATCTTTGGTTCAAAATCACAATATCCAGCAAAGAATTCTGGATAAGCATATTCTGGACCAAGAGTATGTACTAAATTTTTATTTTCAATAAAATACTTATTAATATGACTTTCATCGTGCCATATTGCAATTACATCGTTTTCTAAGTCAAGATTGGTTCTTTCCATTAGAGTATTAATCATAGCAAAAACTTCTGGGACTTTACCTCCCCAAAAACATCCCTGATAGTATACGGATATATCATCAGATTCAGTTATATGTGACAAAGATTTTTTATTAGTTTCAAAGGCACCAGGATAATTATTGTGAGGAGACATACCAAGTGCATGACAAGGATGATGTACTCCAAATAGTGGTTTATCAGTAAAGAAATCTTCTTCTAAAATTTGATCAACAACGAGAGCATCAGCATCAATGAAAACCAACCAATCATTCTTTTCAATTTCCTCTTTTGCCTTTTGAATAATTTCAAATCTTTTAAGAGTAACGTAAGGCCATTCAAGATGTTCTTGCGGATATACTTTAACATCCTCAGGAAAATCTCCTTCACCATCAGTAAAAATTAAAAATGTCTTTTCACTATTGGGAAGAAAATACTCTTGAATATTTTCATAATACTTTGGAAGAAAGTTCAAATACTTTCCAGTTCCAATAAAACAAATCGCAACTTTCATTAAATTATCATCCAAGTTTCAGGAATAAGATCTTTAGTATCTAGGTGTTCATTATCAGACCCAGCAAACCACCCAGAAGGTGCAACAACTTTATTATTTGTTGCTAACCATGCTCCCCACCAAGAGAATGAAGAGTTAGCAATAATATGACCAGAACACAATGTCATCAAGCACAGATCAACATAATTGCTATTTGCCTCAGCAATAAGAAATCTATCTGATGAAAATAGATCTTGTTGATTGCACCATTCTGGATCATCAGAGAATACAAGAACTGGCTCATTATCAAATTGATCTAGTGCTTTTTGATAATATTCTAATCCAAGTGCGGTGTGATTTGGATTAGTAATATAATCAGTTCTACGAATATGAAGAGCAATTGGAGGATTCTCCAATTGAGAAATCATTTCTTTACAAGGTTCCATGATTTCATCTTTGAATGTGAAATCAGATCTAATCTCATCTTCAATATGTTTGAAGTATTTTTCTGATTGAAAAAATCCTTGAATAGAAACCCAGTCAGGACATTCATTAAGAAACTTTTCATTGAATGAAAATGTTCCCTCCATAACAATTGGTCTACCAGCATCAATATATTGAGCATTTAATTGAGAAATACTTTCTAACTTAAATGGAACAAATAATTGATGTTCTCTCCACTCATCTTTATTTTGGCTTGGAGGAATGCAATATTGATATCCATGTTTGTTTGCAACTCCTTTAAGAGCAGCATACTGAAACATTTGATTTCCAAGTCTTCCCAATTGTCCCAATGCATTAAATCCTATCATATAACATAATCTTTGAATCTATTATAGCAAAAAAGGAGAGTTTATGCAACTCTCCCGTTAGGTCTTTCAGGCTCGCCACTTGCTTTTTGAATAGAAGCAAGAAACTATGCGGGAGAGAGTCCCATCCGCACCACTTGCTCTTGAAAAAAGCAAGAAAACAATAGGGTCATAATTGACTCCACCAGTACTTTTAAAGTCTCTCCGTGACTGAGGGGGGTTCCCGACCAGTGCTGTTTACGTCCATCCGTGACGATTAATCCCAATATTCAATATCATTAGGATCCATATAGCAAGGTTGATCTGTCAACCATTTCGCATATTCAATATCTTCCATTGCAAGAGAACATTGCATAGAATTATCAAACAAATAAACGTCATACCATCTATTAGTATATTCGTCTTGCATTTGAAGACGGAAATCAGGTTTACCATTGAGTTCAATGATGCCCCTTTCAACGAAACGAAATCCTTCACGTTCAAGAATAAGTTTTGAAGATGTAGTTGTTGTCATGCTTCAACTGCTTCAAGATCTTGAGCAATACATTCAATCAGAATGTCATAATTATCAAGAGCATCTTCGGAGAAGACTACTCCTTCATTTTGATAATAGCGACGAACTTTTTTGAAAAGTTTCGGATTCTTTACATCAAGATAAAAGTCGCCATTGGCAGCACCACGAAGAGTGGTGATATCTTTCTTGAACTTATCAGTGAGAGTCATTGTTTTGAATGTTGACTTAGTAATTATAGAGGAAATGGAATTGAAAGTCAATAGAGACAGTTTTGAAAGTGTCTCATGCCCCTTGCGTGGATCGAACACGCCTCAGCCGAATTATGAGTTCGGTGCATTCACCAGATTGCTAAAAGGGCATTCGCTATTCGCGAATAGCGAATAGAAGTACGAGTGCCTGGATTCGAACCAGGTCAAAGCCGCTAATCTGGCGGAAAGAACTTATAAGATTCCTCTGACTACCAAGTCTCACTCGCAAGAACATTATTGTGCTTCGTTGTTTTCTTCGGTGTGTATGCGTATGAGTTCATCATCCGCAGGTATCATTACAGCAGTATATGTTCCGTTTGTAATTCCTATATGTTCGCCACTTTCTACTCTATCAATCATTTCATCAAATCGTTCTTGAAACTCTTCCACTGTGTAGATTTCCATAATTAGTGATATTTATTGTAAGTCCGAGATGCAGGATTCGAACCTGCGACCCCTTCAGCCCAAGTGAAGTGCGCTACCAAGCTGCGCTAATCCCGGATGTTCTTATGTATTATACCAGTCCTACTTCACCTTGTCAACCACGGCGAGTAAACCGTGAGCATAAAAAAAAAGAAGGACTGAACCAATACTTGCACTTATAATTGTAGCAGTTTTATTATGATTGTCAATTGCTTTGGCAACTGATTGATCAATCATTGCCTGGACTTCTTCCTTATCCATTTTTGACATGGGTAGTTTGTATCTATTGTAACGGAGAGGGTAGGATTCGAACCAACGGATGCTTTCACATCGGCAGTTTTCAAGACTGCTGCCATAAACCACTCGGCCACCTCTCCAATAAAAGTCCTTAGCGGACTTCAAAATCTAAACGCCTTACTTTACGTTGACGCCTTGACTCTTGATAAGCAAGATCTTGAGAAGAAAGCACACTTGTTTTTTGTATTTCCTTTAAGGAGTTTAACATAATAATACGAGATAAGTCAAGTGCTGAAATTTTATCTCCTTTAATTGTTGCCATATTTGGACAACCACAACACTTAGATTGTGATTGATGTCCAACCACTTCTCTATTGCAATCCTTGCATCTTATAGTTAACATTTTTCATTCCTTTAAAAACGATCTTAACATCCAGACAAATTTGCCATGGGTTTCTATAATTTCTTGAACCAAATTTGAAGTTGCATATAACTTTTGGCCATCTGCAGATTCTGATACTTCGGTAAGCATTTCAATTAATTTTTTATTATCAGAAAGTAATTGACTAATCATCGATTCTGATGTGGGAGCATTTGATGCTTCTGGGAGTTCTGAAGTTTCAACAACTCTACTGATAGGACCAATTGCTTTCATACGCAGATAACGCATGTGCTCAGTTAGTTTATCAATTTCTTCAAACATTGTTTCGTACTGATTACCAAATACAGTATGAAGTTGATAAAAATCTGAACCTACAACATTCCAATGATATACCCAAGTCTTCTGGAACAAACAAAAAAGACTGGTTTGTGATTTATGAAGTAATTCGTATAACTCGTCCATTATCTTTTTGATTTATTTATAATGGGCAATATCGGATTCGAACCAATGACCGTCTGCGTGTAAAGCAGCTGCGCTACCGCTGCGCCAATCGCCCAGACTCCCCCACCTGGACTCGAACCAGGAACCCCAAAGTTAACAGCTTCGTGCTCTGCCAATTGAGCTATAGAGGAATGGTCCTCTGTCTGGGAATCGAACCCAGTTTCCCAGTGCGTTGTCCGCCTGTCCTTACCAATAGACTACCAGAGGGAATGGTAGTCTCTTTCTAGGTTATCTACCTAGCGAGTGCCACCAAGAGCGAAATAGGAGATTCGAACTCCTGACGTTCTGCTTGGAAGGCAGACATTCTACCGCTGAATTAATTTCGCATGAGACAATTATAAGAGATAAACTCCAAATTGTCAAGCGTCTCGGGAGGGACTCGAACCCCCGACCAACTCATTAGAAGTGAGATGCTCTATCCAACTGAGCTACCGAGACATGAGAGTATTATAAAACAAAGAAAGGGGACTGTCAAGTCCCCTTAACTAATCAGACTTCCACTTGAATCAGTCGGTTAGCATAATCATGGGCATATGAGGTTCGGGCGCCATGAATACCCCAACCAATCCAACTGTATGCATCGTTCATATAAGAATAAATTGAGCGACCACCTTTTTTCATACGGTCTTCAATTCTCTTCCATTGAACTTCGTTTGTGAGATAACGAAGTTGCGTATGAAGTCCTGATGGAGAACCACCATACTTCTTAGCAAAATCACCCAATCCATAATAACGATTAGCAGATGTCCATTGAATCAAACCATAACCGCCGTAGCAGTTGTAGTATGACGTTTTACTACCACCTTCGCAAACATTAGACTGGAATGTAGATTCCTGTTTAATGTTTCCCAATATAGTAGCAAGGGCGTTTTTATCTCTAATTCCAATGTCCTGAAAATAATCCAGGGCTACATTTTCATTTTCATTACACCCTTTACAAATTAACCTTTTATCTTTTGGCTTTTCGGGAGCAACCTCTTTGGTCGCTGTCTTGGTATCAAACTCCCTAATAATAGAAAATGGTGGAAGTCCACTCACAGGAGGGGGAGGAAATAACCCAGGCAGTGTTGCCGTATTGGTTGTAACCGCTGCCAAGAGAGGCAAGGCTACTGTAAAGAAATTTTGCATTAAGTTTAATAGAATTCGACATCCGTATAGAAAGGGGGTATACCAACCCTCTCGGGAGGCACTTTCCACGGCTCTAAGTTTCAATCACTTTCTCATTATGAGAAAACCCACCTTTAGAGTGGGTTTGTGAACATAATAATTCAATATTTAGGTTTTGTCAAGAATTGGTTCACCGAACATCAAGTTCTTGATCTCCCCATTCATTAGTCTCAATACAAAGATAATCAATTTCATCTTTACCATCAAGATCCAACCACTCCTCAAACTCTGCTACAAGAGCAATAGCAGTATCATAATCATCAGTGTCCTTGATTTTTTGAACTACCCAATCACGAACTTGAACGACAGGTTCAATCGTTGTTTCCATAGTAATCTTTTCGGAAGTATCTGTTGAGGATGTTGCTATTATAGAACGCTGGGGTTCCGCTGTCAAGAGCTTCCGTGAGAACTCCGTTAGTAAAGAGTTGTCTCGTTTCTTCGAAATTAGTTTTGCCTTTTGTTTTATGTAATGACAAGATAGTTCTACCAAAACTTTCCTTACCATATTTTTCAACGTCCCCTTTAAGTTCCGGACAAGACCCATAATAATTCTTCCAATCTGATTCTGATTTTACCTTTCTACTTTTACCCTTTGGGGTTCTAAAAGACCAAAAGTACTTCCTACCAATATATCTACGCCCAGTCGTATCACAGTCAATAAGATAAACAAAACCAAAATAATCCAAAATATCATCAGACTCAAATGGTTTTTCATTGTAAATCCATGGGTTAGTATAACTGCAGTTCATTCACATAGTCAATCGCTTGATTGAGATATTTGTCCGCAAGTTTTTTATCTTCCCAACATTTTGTTTCCGAATATAATCTGTGCTTTAACTTATCAAGTTTCGCTTTCAGTGAAAAAATGTCTTTATAATCAACCATAAAAAAGAGGAGTGTTAACTCCTCTATCTATCAAAGTTTGAAACCACTAAATGTGTCTTTTTTCACATCCTGTTTTATTCCACCCACTACATAACTTTCTACTTCTGTTTCCTGGGGAGCCACCTGGAGACCTTTGGAGGAAATCCAGTGCTGAGTCCAAGGAAGCGGGTTGTTGTTTGCTTTAATATCGTATTGGGGTTTAAGTCCTATTGCCTTGAGTCTTCGGTTTGCGATCCACTCAACATATTGTTGAAGAAGTTTATCGTTAAGTCCAATCATGCTACCATCTTTGAACAGATAGTCTGCCCATTTCTTTTCTTCATTTACGGCACGATCAAACATTGCATAAACCCATTCCTCTTCTTCTTTTGCAATTTGTTGCATCTCAGGATCATCACCCTCTCTCCACTTATTCAAAATGTTCTGAGTAATTGCTAAGTGTTGATTTTCGTCTCTTGCGATGAGACTAATGATTTTAGCGGATCCTTCCATAAGCTTAAGTTCACCAAAGGCGAAACTACAAGCAAAACTAACGTAGAACCGAATACCTTCAAGAATGTTAACGTTTGCGACTGCTCTGTACA